CTCAGTCTGCTGGAGGTCTTTATTGAACTCCGACTGAACCGTAGGCATCTGACGGAACGCAGCAATCCACGGAAGGGTATTGCCGGGCTCAGCCGAGAAGAACAGGTTTGCAACGCCAACCGTGACAGACGCGCCATTCACCGTCTCCGCGATGTCGCGGGGGAGGTAGTTCGACACATAGACGTCAAAGCCGTAGATGCTGAAGCGGAACTGGAAACCAGAAACCAAACCTTCATTGACCATGTTGCCCCACTTCGGCATCGGCGACAGCAGGTTAACTGCGTTCGTCGAATTCTCGATTGCAAAAGCACCCGAGGCGTCAATGATGGCGGTGAGATTACGCATCGGGACGTTCGCCTTACGGAGAGCATACTCCGCAAGCATGAAGTCTTTCAGCGAAAGCGTTTCGTTAGTACCCTTAGCAACCCAGCGATGCGCAGCACCGTTGATGTTGTTGAGGTTAGATGCGGTCTGCGAAGCGTTGGCGCGATTGAACACGCGGGCTTCGAAGCCTTTCATCAGAGCGCGGTGCTGCTCAGGGGCGAAAGCCGACTGAATTTCAGCGCTCCAGAACGAATCACGCTTAAACTTTTCCGAGATCGAATTGGCCGAGTACTTGTACTGGTCAATTGCGAAGGTGAAGTTACCAGTATCAAACTTCTGATACTTGATGGCCTGACCTTCCGCGAAGTCCTGCTGTTCAGCCTGACCCAATCGGGGAATATTTAGCGTAGTGCCGTCCGGGAAATCCGTGATCGTTCTGACAAACCGCATGGCGAACAGATCATCCTGAAACATCCTCGTGATTTCACGAGAGTAGAGGTTTGCGCGAATGAAATGTTCATTAGTTAGGGTTGAAAAACCACTAGCCATGAATGTAGTCTCCTTTAGTGACCGTATGCATTCCAGTCACCATCGTTGAACTCGTCTCCGAGTGCGATGGCATCTTTAAACATCTGGTCTTGGATTTTCGGTGTACGGTAGAGAGTTGGGTTTTCCTTCCTCAACTTTTGGTAATAAGCGTTAGTACGCTTCATCGTCGGTGCGAAGGGGTCTCTTCGCTGGGAGGATGTTGGAGGGCTCTGGAAGTTCTCATCACGCTTCTGACCTTCAATGCCGAGAGTTCTATAAAGAACTGACGGGTGCTTTCGGGCTAAGTCGTTGACGAAATCTTTGTCAAGGCCAAGTTCTGCTACCTGTTGTTTAAGAACACTTTGGTATTGTGGACCGTAGTGTTCGGCGAGTTTTTTCTCGACTGCTTTGTAGTTCTGTTCTTCAAGACGTTGCTGCTCACGAGCAGACAACTTCTGTTCCAACAGTTTCTCAATATCGTCGGGATTAAGGACGGGTCGCGTATCTTCCACCGGGGTGTGTTGTGTTTCGATCTGCTGCTTCTGGTTTACTAGTTGGTCTAGATATTCCTTCAGCTTTGGTCCCGCGTTGTATTCTTCTCTCAACTTAGTCCAGTCTTGACGGAGTTCGTCATGACGTGCCTTAAGATGATCGACGTATTTGTCCGCCTCGACTTTACCTCTTGCGATAGCTTTGTACATATCAGCTTCTGATTCGTACTTACTACGGTCGAACTTACCACCGGGTCCGGTCAGTTCAGCGAAATAGTCTTTGTTCGGATCGATCTGGATCTGGTCTTCCTGATTAGTATCGTTTAGTAAATCCATTAGTAGCTCCTGATTACTTCGATGAGTTCTTCTTTAGTCATAGTCGTCCTTGCGATGTTCTCGTCGGCGTAGATAACTACAACGTCAGGGCTGTTTTTATGGATGTTAATTAGGATATTCATTGCTCTCTCTGGTCTAGAGTTATAAGTTCTTTAATGGAAGCAATCATACTTGCACAACCGTTGTAGTGTGCCTGAAGATAAGCCCAATTCGGATTAGCGTAAGTTCCCTTACTACGTTCCGTCTTGCCGAGTTCTGCTTCCTTCTCGTTTAGGAGTTCATATAACCGTGATAGGACTGGCCTTGCGCCGTACAGTTGGTTATTGAAGTTCTGTCGTTCTTCTTCTGTCTTTAGGTTTTTGGTCCAAACCGTTAACATTTACGTTCCTTGTACAGCTCCGGCGAACTGTTCTTGATCGAAGTCATTTCCCATGCCGGTGGGAGTGCCCATCACTTGCATTGTTTGCTGTTGTAGAGCAGCAGATAGACGCTGTCCTTCAGCTTGTTCGGAGAGTGCGACGTACGGTACGACGATCTCACGGTCTTCAATATCGAAGGAAGTTTCAAACATCTTCGACAACTTCACACTTGAGAAGTGTGGCTGCACAGTAGCCCACAGAGCAGACTGCGACAGCGCTGTAAGGTTCTGAATAAGCTCAGCCTGCTCAGCAAAGTGGCGTGCTGCCAGCGGACGTATCCGACCTACTCCAGTAATGTCTTCGACGTTCAGAGTACGGAAGGTACTTGCCTTCAGTTCGTCGTCGAATACCTTGATTGTAGTCGATCCTGACAGCATACGCCGAGCAAGCTCAAGCATTGCATTCAAAATAGGTTCGAGAATTTGTTCTTCGAATTGTTTAATCTTGTTCTGGAACACTCGGGAGGCAGCGTTCTCAAGGCGTTGTACTTCATACTTCGTTTTCTCGCCCGGTGTGCGGAAGCCCATAGCTTCCTTGGGTGCTCCAGCCATCTCCTCCATGAGCGCTGCGATGTAAGCATTTTCGCTATTCGCTTGTAGAATCTGTACTTGGGGTTGTATGACTTCGACGTCACCTTCTTCAGACGCATAGATGATTTCTCCCGGTTGGAGAGTAAACGCTTCAACGAAGCCCTTAACTTTAATCATCGGATATGTCGCCCAGTCCCAGATATCCGCCTTCATGTTCTCGACGTGATCCATCCGGTATTGCATACCAACGAGATTTGCGAGAGGAGACATGCCCCAGAGATTATCTGGACGCTTACGCCAACTGGCGTGGAATATCGGGGGATACCCGAAGTAACTCGGATTAGGTTTCTTGCTAATTAACTTATGACGGTCAACAACCATAATGACATGGTTCTTATACAGCTCGTCATTTTCAGTGTCGTACATGTCACCGTAGAAGGTGAGGAGTTCGACAGTATCTGACTGGAGATACATCTGAAACGAAGAGAAACCATCCATGCTATAGAGGTTGTCTAGCTGTTGCCATTCACCAGCTGCAGTCTTAGCATGTCCACGGATTTCCTTGAGGTAGTCCCACAACTCTTCATACTCTTGACGATTATCATCGTTGGACATACGATTGAGAAGTTCTTTCAGTTCTCCGAGAGAGATGACTGATTTAACGATCTTAGGAGAAACTGTATAATTCTCCGCTGTCGGGTTCATCACCTGATCAATCGGAGAGATACGTTTCACTGCGGGGCCGACGTATCCGCTCTGCATCTGTGTCGGCTGCTCTGCGCGTTGATCAACCCACTCGACAGTAGCGATACAGTTACCCATATCGATGTAATCGAGAATGATCTTGTCCATCTCGTGTTTGAATGAAGGTTGTTCCATCATCCAACGAGCGTAATTCGTTATAGCATCCCTTTTCTGTTTGCTATCCGCCGCGCGTTCGTTCGCTTCCCATATGACATTGTTACGTTTCGGGAAGAGAGTAGCCGTATAATTACTATACAGATTATCACGTATCTGACAAAGTTTCGGAATCGTCGTCGTATTCTTCCAAGGAGTGGCTCCCGACGAAGTGTGACGGGTGTCCGTTGCGAATACATAACGTCGAATCTCCTCAATGTCAGTCTTCCATGTCTGACGCATATTGTCCCAAGTAATCCACTTCTCAGCAATTTTAGTTGCTAAGTTATCTGGAGAGACGACGTCTTCAATTGTAACTACACGGCTTGTCAAGCTACACCGCCCCAACGGGAATGAAATTTAAACACTGAGTTTTCTGCTTTCTTTTGTCTATAAGTATCAATCGGAGCGATTGCGAAGTCGATCGCAGAAGCTAGTGCGTCTTTGACGTCATCGTGTGCTGGATTGGTATAAATCAATTCTTCTTCAAGTACTTGGCAATTACCGCCCGGATAATGCCAAATTTGATGGTTGGCGTACTTAGGTTCAAGTACAGCCATGATCCGCTCTTCTTTGCTACCCTGCCATCTGCTGGGACGATATTCGTCAACAACAAGGGACAAGCCCATAGGCCGGATGTAGCTTTCCTTCAGATCTTTAACGATAACCTGCTGAGCGACAGATACTTCTGCTCGTATCCGTCTGAAACCCCACTTCTCGTATAGTTTGAAAATACGCTGGAAGTAGTCAGACATCTTGTCAGTCTTAAACCGATCTATGTCTAGGACGTAGAAGTTTTGGTTCCCATCCACGCCGACAACCACGATTGACGTGCTGTCGGATTTCTTTCCTGTACTGTAGGCGAAGTCGACGGCTGCGCAGACGTTGAGTCGGCTTCCTTTGAAACTCCAGTGTCCGTCTCTTCGGGAGACGTAGTTGGGGTCGTAATATTGGAAGAGACTTCGGTTGATTGGAGCGGAGTCGAGATCATTTGGATCGTTGTAGTATTGGG